GGCACACCTCGGCACACCTCGGCACATCAGCGCTAATGATAATGGCCGGCCACCCCTGCAAAAGGTACTGTTTTACTATTAACAATTACCTACCTGAGGATGAAGCCGCAGTGAAGGAGTTCCTGACGGAGGCTAACTGTGTGTATGCAGTTGTTGGAAAGGAGGTCGGAGAATCAGGAACTCCGCACTTGCAAGGATTCTGTAATCTGAAGAAGAAAATGCGGTTTGAGCCGTTTAAGCGGGCTATAGGTGGCCGTGCGCATATAGAGCAGAGCCGAGGTACTGATGTGGATAACAAAAGATATTGCAGTAAAGGGGGAGACTTACTGCTGGAAGTTGGAGAGCCGAGCGCGCAGGGAAAGCGGAGCGATTTGAAGGAGGCTGTGACCTTGCTGAATAATGGCGGAACAATGACTGATGTTGCCCGGGCCCATCCCGAGACTTTTATACGTTATGGGAGGGGCCTGAGGGATTACGTCATACAGGCGGGGCTAACAAAGCCGAGGGCGTGGAAGACCGAAGTTCATGTGATTGTGGGGCCACCTGGCGTGGGCAAGTCCAGGCATGTACAAGAAACAGCTGGTGAGAACGCCCTGTACTGGAAGCCCCGTGGAAAATGGTGGGATGGCTACACTGGCCAGAGCCATGTGGTGTTGGATGATTTTTACGGGTGGCTTCCGTATGATGACCTGTTGCGGCTTTGTGATAGGTACCCCCTTAGAGTCGAAACTAAAGGGGGTACCGTTGAATTTGTTGCAAAGGTTATTTGGATAACCAGCAATAAGCAAGTTAAGGACTGGTATGACTATGAAGAACTGAAGGTGGATGCCCGGGCCCTGTATCGCCGCTTGACGACGTACCAAGTTATGAGACAAGGGGGGGAGTTATATAATGTACAAATGACAGGAGACAATAAAATTAATTATTAAAATTTTATTGAGTACAGAGTTTTTATCCCGACGGATACTACACTTGATTTTAGCCAAAAGGCTCGTTGATGAGTGATCACTACGTATGTTTTAAGTTTGCTTTGGGAAATTGACTAGGTCAAATTCTCTGAATTGGACATATGCTGTTTTGCGTATTGTCCATGTTTGTATGAAGTTGGAATTTTGAATTGAGTATTGCAGGCCATGGTGCACTCTATCCTGTTGATTCATAGAGATCCATTCCTGCAATTGTTTGTTGTTTGGTTGGAAGTATGTTGAGATATTTTTGCTTGAGTGTTGAGGTTTTGGAGTGAAGTAGCGGGAATGCCTGTGAATGTTTGTGAGATTGTGTCTGGATGAGTGATTAGCAAGGGGGTCGTATGTTTGGTTTTTGCCCTCTGAAATATAATCACCATCTAGAATTATGGCAGTGCCCCCGTAGCTGCGATTGGAAGTTATGCCTATTTGAGGCAAAAATTCAATTTTAAGTTTACGAATGCGGTAGTAACTGAAGGGCATGCCGTACAGGTTTGTTGTAGTTCCAGGGCCTTTGGGCATCATTGATTTAAGAGTTACATTAACATGGCCGACACACCAAGACGGAGTTGCTGCAGATGCCACGGTAAGTGTTTCTTCAGTTTGCAGGCGGGCGTTGAAAATGCCGTTTTTACGCCGCCATCTGTAACCGCCGCGTGCATAGCGGCGCTGGGGACCCCGCCTCCGACGGTTACGTCGCCACCGCCGTCTTCGCGAGTATCGCGATCTTACGGGCATACTATAAAGAGAAACCAGGAAGTGCCGGGGTTAGTATTACCCGGCACTTC